TTAGACCATTTCCAATTGAATCCGAGTACAAGAACAGGCAGAACATCGGTAACGGCTACAGTAAAGAATGGTAATGGGATAATGCTTAATGATAAAACTTTTATAGCATATAAAGACGGTCATTTAGGGGCATTTGAAAGAGAAGGAAGTGGGCGATTGCCAATCAAAAGAAAATATGGACCGTCTGCTCCGCAAATGTTAGGACCTACAACGTGGTTACCGGATCTTGACGAATTTATGTCTCAAAAATTAAATGAAAGGTTTGAACATGAGTTGAATAGGCTCTTGTCAATGTAATTTATGAGTATTAAAGTGATTGAAAAAAGTTTGTATGACTTTTTGTGCGAAGAATTTAAAGATACTGATTATCAGATATTTCGAGGAGCGTTGCCAGTTAGGAGATACGGCGAAATTGACAAAAATACAGGACAGAAAAAGCCGTTTTTCCCTTGTGTGACATTGAGGGCTTTGAGTTCTAGGCAAGTTACAGAAGGAATGGATAGTTATGATTGTGACGCTACTTTTGAAATAATAGTTGGTACTAAAAATGAAGATTATATTGATAATCTTTACAAAGGTGAAGAGATTAGAAGTAAACTTTTAACTAAAGTTTATGATGAAAGAGGATGGGCAATACGGGAAGATAAAGAATTTAAGTGTGATTTATATAGTGATGAGTTTGGAGATTTTATATTTTCAAGAATTACATTTACAGTTTGGGATTATCCTGTTGAGCCTGAAGTTTTAAAGGAGGAATAATGGAAGATAAAAAGCAATATATTTATTTAGGAGATACGCTTGAATTTAAAGACATTAGATTTACTAAAGGTGTTATTTACTACAGTAATGAAGTGATTGAAGAAAAATTTGAGAAATATCCACTTTTGAAAAGAACTTTAGTGGATGTTAATCGAGCTAGTGAAGCATTGCAAAATGAAAAATTGCTTGAAACGGTAACGCAGCAAATTAAAGACCAAATAAGAGAGGAGGCTGAATAATGGGTTATAAACATGGAACTTATCAAACTGAGACATCGAGTGACATATCACTACCAATAGTGCTTGATTACGGGCATTTTATCGTGGGGACTGCTCCGATTAACAAAGTAAAAAGAGAAAACAGAAGAGTGAATGAGATTGTAAGATTAGGAACTTATAAAGAAGCTATTCAGTATTTTGGGGACACTTACGACTTGGATTTTTCGATTTCACAAGCTATAAAAGTGTTTTTTGAACTATATAAAGTAGCGCCGCTTTACGTTGTGAATATCTTAGATCTTGAAAAACATAAAACAGTTAAAAAAACTCAAAATGATTTAAGTTTAACAAATGGTAAAGTTGTTATTCCGAATCACAAATTGATAACAGATACATTAGTAGTTAAAGAAAATGCAACATCACAAGTTATTTCAGATGCTATAACGATGTGGACAGATGAAGGACTTGAAATATATGCTAAACCATCGAATGGAACTAAGATTGATATTGAATATGAAGAAATTGACTTATCAAAAGTAACGAAAGCGCAGGCTTTAGGTGGATATGATATTTCAACAATGAAAAGAGCAGGATTAGAGTTATTAGATGAAGTTTACTTGAAATATTCAGAATTACCAGCTTTCATTGATATTCCTGATTTTTCAAGCGATAGTGAAGTTGCTGCGATTATGCAAACAAAAGCTAAAAATATAAACGGGAATATGTTTGAAGCGATTGCATTGATTAATGCACCGATTGACAAGCCTTATGACCAAATTCCTAAATGGAAAGATGATAATAACATTAACGGAAATGACCAAATTGTATTGTACGGAACATTGGGATTGGGTGGTAAAAAATATATTCAGTCTATTCAGTATGCTGCTTTGTCGTTGCTAGTAGATAACGAGAAGAGCGGTGCACCTTCGCAGGTGCCATCTAACTTTGCTTATAAGTGTGATAGTTTATATTGGAAAAACTCAAATGGAAAATTAGAGGAAATAATTTTAGACAAAGAGCAACAGGCTAACTTTTTAAATAAAAATGGAGTAGTTACAGCTATCAATTTCAAAGGTTGGCGTTGCTGGGGGTCTGAAACTGCACTTAACCCAATGGCAACAGATCCGAAGGACAAATTTATAAACACTCGTAGAATGTTTAAATATGTTGGAAACGAACTAGTTGTAAGTCTTTTTGACAAAGTGGATAAAACATTCTCCAAAAAATTAGCTGAAACAGCAACAAAATCAATGAATATTAGATTGAATGCTATTGTGGCTAGAAATGATTTGTTAAGTGCAAGTGCAACTTTATCAAGCGAGGATAACGACGCTATTAATGTTATGAATGGTGATATAACTTGGGTTATAAAGCTAGGAGTAATTCCAGGTATGAAATCGGCAACATTTAAGAAAAAATATGATGTAGACGCATTAACTGAGTTTGCAAATAGTTTAGGAAAATAGGAGGATAAAGAATGGCTAAAAAGAAACTGCCTTTGGGAATCGTTGACGCTGACCTTTATGTCAATGGTTCGAATGCATTAGAAGGAGTTGGAGTAGTAGAACTTCCGAATGTGGAATCGGCAACAATAACGACCGAACAGTTTGGTATGGCTGCAGAATTTGAAGCTCCGTTGATTGGACATTATAAAAAAATGTCAGCTAAGGTAAAAATGGATAGTATGAATGATACATTATTAAATTTTAATAATAATGATTCAATCACATTAGAGTGTTTGGGAGCTTTACAAGAATTAGATAGAATGTCGCACTCGCCAAAAGTAACTGGTGCAGATGCAACATTGAAAGGATTTATCACAAAATTTGATGGTCCAAAAGTTGAGAACGGTAAGAAATTTGAAGGTTCATTTGATTTGAGTATAACTTATTACAAATTAATGATAAATGGTAAAACGATCATTGAAATTGATGTGTTGAATGGAATTTCAAATGTAAATGGAAGTTTGAATAATATCATAAGACAATTATTAGGACATATTTAGGAGGAATAGAATGATTATAAAATTAACAAAAGAATATGATTTAGGAAGTAAAAAATACAAAGAAATAGATTTGAAACTGGATAATTTGACAGGGGCAGATTTATTGGAATGTGGAAAAGATTACAAATCAAGAATGAAATCTAATGCCGAAAACTTTAAAGATTTTGATGATGCTTGGGCTTTGACTGTAGCTGAAAGGGCATCAGGTATTAAATATGGGCATTTAATGACATTAGGTGCTGAAGACTTTTTAAAAGTGGTAAATCAAACTAAGAATTTTTTAGTAAAAGGTTGGGGAACGGACGAAGACAAGGACGAGAAAACTCCAACGGAAGCATAACAGATGATTTTTTAGACTTGATTACAGATTTATTGAGCGGACTTAACTATTTTAAAATGAATATTAGCTATGAAACGCTTATGAAATGTACGTTTGATGAACTTGATTACTGGATAGCAAGGGCTAATAAGTTGATTGAGGATGAAAAGGCAAGGCAAGAAGAGAGTGAATAAAAAAAGGGGATTAGTCGTCCCCACCAATGAAAACTGATAAAAATTTAAATAGAACTACGATAAGAGCTATAACTGTGATTACAGGGCTTATAGCAAACATAAATGATATAAATATAAATAAGAAAAATAATGATGGAATAGATACAACTAGACCAAATAATATTATTAAAGTCATTTCTAGCGGAGTATATTTTTTATCTGATTTATTAATTTTCATAAAAATCACCTCTTTGATTTATTTTATATATTATACCATATTTAAGAGAAAAGGAGGAATATTGTGGCAAAAAATTTAGAACTGAACATAGTTCTGGGTGCGGCAGTAGCTGGTGCTATTAGCGGAATGAGTCAAGTTGCAAATGCTTTAAAAAATACGACAAAATCTGTCAAAGAATTTGAAAAAGAAATCAAAAGCATGGAAAAAGCACAAAAAGCTTTTCAAAATATGGACAAGGCTCGTGATGGATTAAATAAAATTAATTCGGAGTATAAAAAAGCTGCTGAACATTTGCAAAAATTGAAAGCCGAATACGAAAGAACTGGAAGCAGTAATAAACAATTGGCTAAGGAAATAGAACAGGCTGAAAAAAATGTCGGAAAATTGAATAAACAAAAAGAACGACAACAACATGTGTTTGAAGCTGCAAGAAGTAAGATAGAAGCGGAAGGCGCTAGTTTGTCTAATTATAGAAGCAAGGTTCAGGAAGTTGAAAAAGAAATTGAAAAAATGAATAAACTGAAAGAAGCTCAAAAAAGATATGATAGCAGGCAAGAATCTATTGGGAGAATGAAAGACTTCGGGGATAAACAAATAGCGCAAGGTATGGGAGTGGCAGGAGCTTTGGCTGTTCCTGTTAAACTGGCAGTTGATCTAGAAAATGCTCAAGCAGACTTAAAAAAAGTTGCTGATTTTAGTTCCAAAAAAATGGAAGATGGATTTTACAAAGCAATGAGAAACTTTAGCGAAAACAGTCCGTTGTCACAAGTAGAATTATTCCAAATCGCAGGAGCAGGAGCTCAGGCAGGAATAAAAACAGACGAATTAGAAAGATATACCAAAGACGCTGCTAAAATTAAAGTTGCATTTGACATGAATACTGAAGCAGCAGGGAACTTTTTAGCAAAAACTAGAGCACAGTTAAATTTAGATCAGAACGGAGTAATGCAATATGCTGATGTGATTAATTATTTAGCGAACACTATAGCTGTAACGGCTCCAGAAATTGCTGACATTTCAAGTAGAGTTGCTGGATTAGGCGGAATGGCTGGTATTTCTAAAGAAGGGGTTGCGGCGTTAGGAGGAAGTTTGGTATCTTTTGGAGTTCCTTCAGAGGTAGCGGCAACTGGGTTGAAAAATATTTCATTAGGATTAATGGCTGGAACTTCAGCGACTAAAAAACAGGCAAATGCTTTTAAATTACTAGGATTAGATGTAGAAGATGTTGCTAAAAGAATGACAAAAGATGGAGAAGGAACATTAATTGATGTTTTTAAAAGAATAAAAAATCTTCCGAAGGATGTTCAGGCATCAACGCTCAAGACTTTGTTCGGCAAAGAATCTATTCAATCAGCTTCAGAATTAGCAAAACATATCGATGAAGTCAGCACAAATATCCAAAATGCACACGATAAAATGAAAACCTTCGGAAGTGTTGATAAAGAATACAGTCAAAGATTAAAAACGATGGGAAATGCTTTTTCAACTTTAAAAAACAGAATTATAAACATGGGAGTAGATTTAGGTTCAGCTTTAGGACCAAGCTTAGTAAAAGTCGCAAATTCAATTGGTCCAGTCATTTCCAAAATTTCTGAATTCATTCGGAAACATCCGCAGCTAACTGCAAATATTTTAAAAAGCATTGCAGCATTAGCCGCTTTTAAAATAGGAATTGGTGGGTTGGCAAAAGGATTCGCACCTTTGCTCAGCGGAATTTCTAAGGGAATACTGATATTCGATAAATTTAAAACTGCTGGCAGTTTTGCTGGAGGATTGAAAGCCGCATTTCCTATCATTGGTAAATTAGGACCGGCAACAGCTAAATTAGGACCAATGTTAGCTAATCCTTATGTCGCAGCAGGAGCTGCTGTAGTAGGAGTGTTAGTTTTAATGTATTCTAAATGGAAATGGTTCAAAAACGGTGTAAATAATGGAATAAAACAAATAATGCCGTATTTTAAAGCAATAAAGGATACTTTCAAAAGTGTTTTTGGCGATTTAACTTCATCTGTTTCAAAGGAATTAGGAAAAATGAAGCCTTTGTTCGATTCGTTAAAACCAGTCTTATCTGTTATAGGTACAGTATTAAAAGTTGTAATAATTGGAGTTTTAATTGGGATAAAATATGCCGTAATAACACTAGGTGCAGTATTTAAAGTAGTATTTGCAGCAATAAGAGTAGTTGTAATGACTGTATTCAATGCTATAAAAGTCATAATTGTAGGAGCAATTGCGGTAATAAAAGGAGTTGTAAAAACACTTGCTGCTGTATTCAAAGCTGTCTGGATGGCGATAAAAGTTGTTGCAATTGTAGTCTGGGCTGCAATATGTGCGGTTGTCATGGCTGCAGTTAGAGTGCTAAAAACGATTTTTAAACCGTTATCTCCATTTTTCAAAGCAATTTGGAATGCGATAAAAACTGCAGGAACATCTGTATGGAATGCGATCAAAAGTGTAGCAATGACATTATGGGGAGCACTAAAGTCGGGTATCAGCGGAGTACAAAATTTTTTTTCATCGGCTTGGAATACAATGAAGTCGGTAGCCTCATCTGTATGGAATGCAATAAAAGGGTCTTTTGATGTAGTCGCAGGTGGTTTAAAAAAAACTATTGATGGTGTAGCAAATTATTTCAAAGAAAAATGGGCAGCAATTAAAAGTTTTGCTTCAAATAATCCGATTTCTAAGGGTATCGGAGGGCTATTTGGGAAAAATGCAGCAGGAACTAACTACTGGAGTGGAGGACTTACGACAGTAGCAGAACGTGGAGCAGAATTAATTCAAATACCTGGCAAACCAGCATTTTTGGCGGAACACGAAATGTTATTAAATTTACCTCGTGGTACTCAAATTTTGAATAATCGTGAAACTAAAAATAGTTTTAGAGATAAGATTAGTGGACTGAAAGAGGGAATGTCAGGACTTAGAAGCAACGAAGGTTCAAGCGGTGGAGATGTTATCAATATTAGCATAACAGTGAATGGGAATGCTGATACAAGTGCAATTGAGAAAGCGGTAATGAGAGCATTGGCGAAAGTTAAAAACAAAAAAGAAAGGACGGCATTTGGATAATGACTAATGTTAGAGTTTACAGGACACAAAGTGGTGACACTTGGGATTTGATAGCTTATAGAGTTTACGGAAGTGAAGGCTATTATCATGACCTTATAAGAAGTAATCTAGCTTTAATTGACATCGCCGTCTTTGATGCCAACGTTCCAATTATTCTTCCTGAAATTGCTGAAGAAAGTGATAATGATACAAGTTTACCGCCGTGGAAGAGAGGTGAATAGGAATGGCATTTGCTAGAAATATCAGAGTGATAGTTATATTTAATAAAGTTGATATTTCTGATGAGATAGCACATTCTATTTCATCTCTTAACTACACGGACAATTCCAAAAATGCTATAGATGATTTAGAAATAGAACTAGAAAACTTAGATTATAGATGGCTTAAAGAGTGGTATCCTGACGAAAATGCTCAATTACTTGTTGGAATCCACGAGGAACTGGAAACTGAAACTAATTTTTTGGATTTGGGAACTTTTTATGTGGATGAGCCGACTTTTGAAGACCACAAACTTACTTTAAAATGCTTGGCTTTGCCACTTGACCAAAATATTAGAGATCAGAAAAATAGTGTCGCTTGGGAGAAAGTAACGTTGAAGGAATTAGTAATGCAAATTGCTAATAAACACGAAATGAATGCAGAGATTTATGCAGAAAACGTATTTTTTGAAAGATTAGACCAAAACAAAGAAACTGATTTGGCTTTTATTAATCGAGTTGTTAAAGAAATCGGATTAAATATGAAAGTATCCGACGATAAAATAATTATTTTTGATGATGAGGAAATGGAAAAGAATGATACTATTGAAGTTTTTAACATTAAAGACTATCGAATTAGAAGTTTTAGCTTGAAAAAGAAAAATAAAGAGATTTACGATAAAGTTGAAGTTTCCTACTATGATCCTGACAAGAAAAAAGTTGTTAAGGAAATCATTACAAAAGAGGAACTTGACAAGCGTAATGAAGTAACTACTGGGGATTCAGAAGAAAAGGAATCTAAAAATAAAGATAGTAAGAAAAATAATAAGAAGAGTCAGAAAAAGACTAGCAAAAAGCCAGTCAAAAAGGTTAAATCTAAGAAAAAATAAGAGGTTAAAATGAAGAAAAATACAACTGGCAAGAAAAAAGGTAAAACGATTAAAGAATCAAAAGAAAAATTACAGAAGAAAGCCGAAAGCAAGAAGAAAAGAACTAAAAAAGAAAAAACATTAAAGGTAAAAACTAAAGGGAAAACAGAACCAAAAAAAGTTGCAAAAAAGACTTTGAAGGACAATCTTAAACAAGAATACCAGATAACTTTAAATGTTGATGGAAGTACTAAATACTTAGCTGGAGCAATAATTGAGCTTGATGAAAGCTGGGGAAAGTTTGAAGGCAAATATGTAATTGACAAGGTAACGCACGAAATAAGTGGTGATTATACTTGTGAAATTACAGCAATGAAACTTGGAGCTAGAGAAAATGCAGAGAAAAAAGCAATAGCTCAAACTAAAGAAGAACAAAAGAAAAAAGAAGCTGAAAAACAAGCTAAAAAGGCTAATAAAAAAGGTGGAAGCGGTAAAAGAACGGGTAAGAAAAGTACTAAGAAGCCAAGAAAAAGAGTAAGAGATAAGAAAAACATTAAGAAATCTAGTAAAAAGAAATAGAGTTTTGTAGGACAATGACAATTAAATATATGACTGTGAAACTAAAATATTCGTTTTTGAGAGAGTATAGAAAATTTTAATTTTTCTTAAAAATAAGGTATAATATAATAAAATTATTTTTAGGAGGAATTTTATGGCAATTTTTGTAATATTGTTTTTAGTATTATTTTTAATTCTAATATTTCAAATAATCAGATTAATTTATTTTGCAATCAAGAAAAAGGAACTATCTAAAGAAGTGAAAAAAACTTGTGTTGTATTTTTGTGTAATGTATTTGCATTTATCTTAGTTGGAATGACAGCACCTGAGAATATAAAAAATAAAGCAAAAGAATCAGGAATAAAAAATAAAGCCGAAAAGGTTAAAGAAGTTAAAAAGAAAGTTGACAAAGAGAAGAAACAAGTTAAATTGGCTAGTCAAGACGACTTAAAATATGAAGTATTGAAAAATTCAAGAGATACAAGTAATTTAACTAAAAAAGAAAATACAATAGATATATTAGTTGAAGATGATATTTCTGAAGAAAATCTAAAGAAAGTAATGAGAAAAGCAGGAAAAGAGCAAATAAAAGATGCGGATATTCTGTTTATTCGTGCTTATGGAGATAAAAAATTCTTTAATCTTGGTGGTGAAATACACGGAATGATAACTTATTATCCTGATGGAACTGTGAAAGATGAAACTTACAGGGCTAAAAAAGAAATTCCGAGTGATAAAGAAAAAGATATTTATATTGATTATTCAAAAACACTTCACGAAACTTTAAAATCAAAAGGAAACTACACTAAACAAGAAGAAGAAAATATTGAAGAAGAAATCAATAAAAAAATAGCTAAGAAATATGGAATTTCACAAGAAGAAGTAGAAAAAATCTTTGATAAAGTTGTTATTTATCAAGGTATGTAGTTTATAAAAAGGAAGATTATTTGTTCATAATTTGTTAGAAACATTAGGAATAAAAGCAAATATGGATAGAGAAAAAGAAGGAGCATAAGATTTAAAAGGAAATCACAGTCATTAATTTGATTGTGATTTTTTTGTTACAAAAAAAGTGATAAGGCAGGTGGTTAAATTGATTGAAACATTAAAAGCAGGAGAAGTAAGTGCTATAGATTCAAAAACTGGAAAAGTAAGAGTTCTGTTAAAGGGCGATGACGATAAAACGACGGACTGGCTTAATGTATTAGTTCCTTACTCTGAAAGTCATAGTGATAATTATACACTTGGACTAAAACAAACTGTTTATTGTTTATTTTTCTCGGAAATGCCTGAACAGGGAGTGGTACTTGGCTGTCCTATGCGAGGTGCTTCTAGTAGTGAAAGTGAAGTGAAAAGGACTTTTTCTGATGGTGGAAGCTGGAGCTATGATAAAAACACGTTGACTTTGAATATTAAAAAAATTGTGATTAACGGAGATTTGGAAGTCAGCGGCACTACAAAAACTGGTGGAAGCATTAATCTTAACACACATAAACATAATGGAGTAACTGCTGGTGGAGATATGAGTGGAGGTCCGCAATGATAGGAAGTTTTGGAGATGTAATTTTTGAAGCGTCAGAAGATCAGATTGTATCACTTAATAATCAAATAAGTAGGTCATACAAGGCTAAAATATCAGAGCATCAAGCGATTTACGGTCCTGGAATGTTAAGATTCCAAGGGAGAGATTTACTAGAAGTTAGTTTTACAATGACTTTGGTATCATCTTTAATACAACAAACTACTTTAAAAGAGGAGCTAGATACAATCAAGCAAATGTTTGAACTTGGAGAGTATGCTAATCTAGTTTTTGGCGGTCAAGTATTTGGTGAATACCCTTTTTTGATAACAGAATTATCAGAAGAAAGCAGTTATTTTAATAAAGAAGAAGGTGGATTTGATGTTGTTAAGTTGAATATTACGCTTAAAGAGTATATTGAAAATCCTAAGTTGTATAATCAATTAATTGAACAAAGAAAAATACAAAAAAATCAGCAAGTCACTGAAGAAAATCAAGACGACATCGAGAATGAGCAGAAGGAGGCTGTAAACAATGATAACAGTAAATAGCTCTGAAGAAATAAATTATAATCCAAAAAATGTTTTAGAAGAAGTAGTTACAAATGTAGGAATGATTTTAAGAGTTTGCAAAGAAGAACAGCCACTCAATCGAGATTTTGCATTTGACAGTGATTTGATTGATAAGAACATTAATGTTGTGCAGAATAGGATCACAAGCCACTTGACTAAAATTATAAGAGAATATGAACCAAGAGCTGTTTTAAGACAAACTAGAATCATTATGAAAGATACATATAATAATGATTTTGACATTGAATTAGGAATTGAGGTGGTAAACATTGAGTGAAATATCAAATGAAGAATATGAAATTATAGATGCAGATTCGTGGGAACTTAAAAGAGATATGATTGATAAATTCCAGGAATTAAGCGGAAGAAAGCTAACAGAATCAAGTCCAGAAACGCTTATTTTTGAAACGATAGCTTATTTATTTGGATTAAGAGAAGAAAAATACAACGATGAAATGAAACAGAATTATTTAAGATTTGCAAGAAATGAGCGGTTAGATTTGAAAGGAGAATTCTATGGAAATAGAGGTAAAAGACTTGTAGAACAACCAGCCGTGGCGACATTTAGATTTTATATTACTGATATTCAAGCGACAGACATAATAATTCCAAAAGGGTCAAGGATTCAATACAATGAGTTATATTTTTCAACTGATGAACAATATAAAATAGAAAAAGGCGATTTGTATGTAGATGGAATTGCGACTTGCAACACATCGGGAACTGTTGGGAATGATATACCAGTCGGACAAATTAACACGATGGTCGACATTTTTCCACATTATAATAAAGTCGAGAACATTACAGCATCAAATAATGGAGCTGAAATAGAGCAAGACGACAATTATAGAGCTAGAATCAGAGAAATCCCTGAAAGTTTCACAACGGCTGGAAGTAAAGGGGCTTATGAATTTTGGGCTAAGTCAACAAGTACAAATATTGTTGATGTTGTAGCGTACAGTCCGAGCGCAACAAATGTGGATATTTATGTTTTAACTGATTCTTTGACGCTAACAAATGAGCTGAAAAAGAGAATTGAAGAAATGTTGAATACTGATAATATAAGACCTCTTACAGATAATGTGACAGTAAAACAGGCAATAAAAACATCATACACAATTGATTTCGACTACTACATTGATAAATCTAATGAAACACTTGTAAATGTTATTAAAAATAATGTTGAAAAAGCTGTAAAAGATTTTAAGATTTGGCAACAAAATAAAATGGGTAGAGATATTAATCCTGATGAACTTATTAAATTATTAAAATTAGCTGGAGTAAAAAGAGTTGTATTAAGAAGTCCAACATTTAGAGTTTTAGATTTTAATGAAATAGCAGAGAATACAAGTGTTACAAGTAATTATCTAGGAGTTGAAAATATATGATAACTATTGATAATTTGAATTTAACAGATATAGCAGCGAAGTCAACTTTGAATGATAAAACAACACTTTGGATTTATGAATCTATAAATTTTGCTATTAAAAAGAAGCATGATGCGATTAAAAGAAAATTTTTCTTGGAATTATCAGAGTTAAATGATGTAGAATTAGATTTTTTGATGTGGGAATATCATGTTGATTATATCGATTCAAATATAACAAGAGAGACAAAAATAAAATTAATAAAAAGGTCTGTTTTTTCGCATTTTAATAAAGGGACTGTCGGCGGAATTAAAGAAATTTGTGAAATCTTATTTAGTGGAAATGTTGAAATAATAGAGTGGTTCAAATATGGAGGTAATGCAGGATATTTTAAAGTAAATACGGATGGAAATTTATCAGATTACGAAGGCTACAAGAAAATAATAGAAGTTGTAGAACAATACAAAAATATTCGTTCTTGGCTTGAAGGGATAAGACTTTTAAGAAAAGAAAAAAAGACAAATTATTATGGTTTTATCGAAAAAAATAAAAAGAAATATTACTTAGGTTCGACTGATATAAATATTCCAAATGAGATTATAACGACAAATTTTGGAACGGTACACAGAACAAGAGTATTAAGAGAAATAAGATAGGAGGTAAATTATGGCAAAATTTAACGGATTTATTTTAACAGAAAAAGGAAGAGAACTATTAGCAAAAGGATTAGCGGGAGAAACAATAACATTTACTAAAATGGCAATAGGAGATGGAACATCATTAACTTCTGAAAGAGAAAAGACAACATTAGTCAATCAAATCACAACATTGCCAATTTTGAATATAAACGTAAAAGGGAACGGAACTTGTGAAATCAATGCGTTATTGACTAACAAATCAGTAACAACAGGGTTTTATATCAAAGAGTTAGGAATATTTGCACACGGAAATGATAACGTTGAAATACTTTATGCTTACAATATTTCGACTAGTCCAGATTTTGTGCCGCCTTTCTCGGCTAACAATGTCGTAGAGATTGAATATGTAGATACGATTATTGTGGATCAAGTGGCAAATGTGACGGCTGTTATCGATCCGAGCATTACGTATATTACTAAAAAATATGCGGACGAAAATTATTTAGTTAGTTCGAGATTAGCTGAAATTCTAGGATTGCAATTTGGTGGAAACATACAGGACATCGGTAATAAAACGAAAGGCAAGTTTTATTATGACAGTGTAACAAAATTTTATTATGAATGTATCGAAGACAATAGTCTGACATACAACGATAGTGGAAAATTTAGGGCTATTTCTAATAAGCCGCTTTCAGACAAAGTGGAAAATTTGTTTAGTTTTGGCAACGGTTGGGTAAAATTTTCATTTGGATTAATAATCCAGTGGGGTGAATTAGTTGCCCAAAACGGACATGGTTATGTCAATCTGCCTACACATTTCAAAAAAAGAAACTATCAAATTATCACATGTGATACAGGTGGAGGAGCTCATAGAACAGGATCAGCTCCTGTTGATGAAGGTAGATTCGAGGCTTTTGGACGGGATGGTTCAGGGGAACTAAGGACAACAGGAATCCGTTGGCAAGCAATTGGATTTTAATTAGCTAAATATGCTGCATTAATATATAAAGCAGAACTTGTTCTTGACCCACGCCATATTACATTTCCGTTTGTTTCTAAATGAGCAGTTCCACTACCGCCAGAATTGATTATTCCAACGCTGACTGGTGTTAAAAATTTTGGACGAAATTTTTCAGGTATATTAAAAAGGACATCTCCATAATTACGACCGTTGTATAGTTCATTAGAGTCCAAAGTCAAAATACAAATGTTACCAATTTTCTGAATTAACCCTACTGTAAGTCTCGAATCTATTATGTGACTATCAACTTTGAATAAATTTTCCAGTTGATTATAAAGTAAAGTAATTAGCAGTTCCTTTTATCTGCCAAAACTCTTTCCCAGAGACTCCCCAAATTGTTATACCTTGATGTAGAGGAATTAGCCTTGTAGTCCCAGTCAAATTATTTTTCTCGACCGTGATGACAGCAAATTCCATGTCCATATACTCGCTCCTTGGAACGAATTTTTCAGGATACTGGCAAATAACATCGCCATCTTTATAAGACATTCTAGAAACTAAATTTTCTAGATAAACTGAACAATTAACAGCCTTACCTGTTTTCGCAAATTTTATATATCCGTTTGGAATATTAATTTTTATGCTTTCAAATTCAGACAAATTTTCCACTTTAGTTATTTGCAAATATACGCAACTGTAAATAAATAAGATCCATTTTTTGTATTGTTTTGTTTGAAAGTCAATTTTCCAGTTTCATCAAGAATAAAATTTGTGAAATTTCCTTCAAGATTATTTGCTGAAATGTTTAAAAACACAGCTGGAGCAAATCCCACAGGCAATTGTAACAATGTATCCTTGCTGTTTTTATTGTTGAAATAAGAAGCACTGTCTACACTTAGAACCGCTATTTTCCCAATTTTTATTACTTTAGCATACGTTAAGTTCGGTGCAGTAAAAGTATGTTCTTTAATTTCACATAAATTTTCCAGTCTATAATGTATTAAAGACATTATGGAGGAGATGATGAAAATGGAATTACAAGAGTTGAAAGGGAGAAATGCGGAGATTTATTTGGAGTATCTCAATAGCAATATAGCAAAGAATGTGGCAACTAAAAACACGACTTACAAGACATATTTGAACAATATGAAACAGTTTGTAGAGTATTTAAAAGCATATGAAAATAATCGTTATTTACTTAGTAAAGATACTCTGAAAATCATTGTGAGTGTTTTGGAACGATATATCAGATATTGCAGGGAAGTGAAAGGAAATAATGCTAGAACTATAAACAATAAAATCACGGCTATATCAAGTTTTTACATTTGGGCAGTTAAGCGTGATTTAATAGCAACACATCCGTTTCGTGATAAATTGGATAGACTAAAGGTTACTGATGTGGAAAAACGGAGAAACAGTTATTATCTTACAAATAAAGAGATAATTGAGATTAACATAAAAATGGAAATGGATAAACGGTACGATTTGCAAGACAGAATTATATTCAACTTGATTATTGATACAGCTTGTAGAATTAGTGCATTGCAGTCGATTAAGATTGATAACATTGATTTAGAAAACGGAATAATATTTGGGATAGTGGAAAAGGAACAAAAGATTGTGGAGTTTGCAATATTTGAGGAAACAACAGAACTAATAAAGGAGTGGTTGAGATGTAGAAACGATAGTGTTAAATACTTACTAGTAACGAAATATAGCGGAGTGTTTAAACAAATGAGCAAAAGCACGATTAGAGACAGAGTAAAAAAGATTGGAAAGTTGGTTGGAATAGAAAATCTATATCCACACTCGTTAAGAAAAACATCAATAAACTTGATTGCAAAAACAGCCGGGATTGACCTGGCGAGTGAATTTGCAAATCATAGCGGAACAGATGTAACTAAGAAGCATTATGTCAAAAAGACAAGTACAAGGGAAAGAAAAAATAAACTGTTAGAAATTCGGAAAAAGGCTGGATTTTAACAGTAAATAGCAAAGAAATTTACGAATTTGTACAGAATTTTAAAAAATATTTATTGATTTTATTGACTTTGAACGTTTTGCCGACTTCAGCAGTTCGATAAAATTTGAAAGTTGGCCCAAAATAAAATTGCTTCAAAGCCCCTAAAAATCAGTGTTTAAATTTTTAAAATATAATAACAAATCGTACAAATTCGTAAGTTAGGTTAGCACAGAATAAAAAAAAAAGAAATGGAGTGATAAAAATGACAATAGTTTACATTTATTCAATTAATTCGTTGGAGTGTATAGCACGACCAACCGTTACCACAATAGAGGAATTTAAAGAAAAACCAAATCTGTTTTATCCTGACTGGAATGAAGAAACAATGAAATTTTCTGAAGTATTATTAAACAATCCAGTTGCTGATTCAAAAACTGGGGAACTTAGAGAAATGACTGAAATTGAAAAAGTGAAAAGTGGAAAAACAACTTTATCAGATGGAAGTTATTTGGATGAGGAAAGCGTGGCAATTGTAAATATTGCAAAGCCGAACGAGTGGAGTGTATGGGACAAGAATAGCAACACTTGGAAAGTTGATAATGATTTGTTAAATAAAAAATTAAAAGAGTTAAGGGAAAAAGCATTGAAAGACTTAGCAGAAGCTAAATCAAATTTTTTGAATCAGCCACTTGAAATAGAGAAAGCTGGTAAAAAATATACATTTGAAAATAACGAAAGAAATAGAAACAGTTTGTCACTAAAGATGTCATTAATGTGGACTTTAGAACAAGATAAAATCGAGAAAGTAAAAGTGCAAAATGAAAAAGGACTTGTCGAATTCATAGAACTAAATAGAGCTGAATTAAAAATTTTAGCTAAAAAGATTCAGGACATTTTAGAAATTGCTGACATGGCAGAACAAATGGCAGTAGTGGGAATCAGCAGATACACTATTGAACAAATGTTAGATTTAAATGTAAAAGATTTTTTTCAAAATTAAGAGGAGTGATTTGAATGAATATAGAAAAATTGATATGCACAGAAATAGAATTGGACGGTAAAAAATATAAAGTTGTTGGAGTAAAATTTGAAGAAGACAACATAATATTGAATGTTGAAGAAATAAAGGAAGTGATGTAGATGGACAGATTTGAGAAAATTTTTGAATATCTTTTAAAAGTAGAAGGCGGATATTCGAATGATGAGAGCGATAAAGGCGGAAAAACAAAATACGGAATAACTGAAGAAGAAGCAAGAGAATTTGGATATAAGGGAAATATGCAAGATTTAACAATGGATTTTGCAAAAAATATATATCTAAAAAAATATTATTTAGGAAACAAGCTAGATAAAGTTGCAAATGATAAAGTAGCACTATCTATATGCGACTGGGCTGTGAATAGTGGCAAAAACGGAATCAAAAACGCACAGATTGCCATAAATCAGCTTACAAATGCAAACTTAGACACAGATGGAATAATCGGAAATAAAACATTGGAAGCGTTGAATACAGTAGATCCTGGAAAATTTTTAGAAGTTTATCACAACTTGCAAAGAATTTATTACAGAAGCAAAGTTGCTGATGATAAAACACAGGAAAGATTTCTGGCAGGCTGGCTAAATAGAGTTCAGAAAAAGGAGGAATATTTGAAAGATTGGGAGAAGGAAAATACAACAACAGAAAATAAAACTTATTCTTTTAGTCAAGAAAGTCTGGATAAAATGAAAAAAGTACATCCAAAGTTAGTTGAAGTTATGAAAGCTGCGATTACAAATAGTCCTTTTGATTTTAGAATAACAGCAGGAGCAAGAACGGCTGAAGAACAGTTTGCTTTGTATCAAAAAGGTAGAACTTTACCTGGACCGAAAGTTACAAATTGTGATGGCAAGAATTTTAAATCAAATCATCAAATAAAATCTGATGGATACGGACATGCAGTTGACATATTCCCTTGCGGAGTTATGGAAAATGGTGTGTACAGAAAATTCGCATCAGAAGAAGGATATGACGATAAAAAATTAAAATCAATAGCAAATCACATATTAGCGATTGCAAAATCTAAAAATGTAAATGTTGAATGGGGCGGAAATTGGAAAATGCACGATACACCACATTTTGAATTAAAGTAATAAAAAAACGGCTTTGATACAAGCCGTATAAGAACATTAAAAAACTTTTTTGATGAAAAGGCTGCCTAGCAAGACAAAATTGACTGCAGGGATTGCTAGGTGGCTTAGAATTGATATTAACAAAAATAACAAAATAGGAGTGATAAAAATGAATAAATTAGCAGCAAAAATATATTTAACAGGTAAAATTTTAGAATTGGGAAAGACTTTAATCTATAAAACAGAAATAGTTGCAAAAGGAAAAGCTGGAGCAGAAAAATTTAAGCAGGTATATGAAGGCTTCTGGGATAAATTAGAAGAACTATTGAAAAAAGAAAAATCAATTGACAGAAAATGGATTCCTGACTTCGCAGAAGAAATTGGCGAAGAAGTTCTAACGGAAGTTTTAAAGGAAGCTAGAAAAACATTTGACTTAAAAGTTATACTGCAACAAATTTTTGATGTAGAAAAAGCAGGGAACAAAAACATATTGTAGGAGCATAAATGATAGAGGACTTAAAAATAATAATTGATAATCACGGACTTTTCTTGATCTTATTTTTTAGCGGAGTATTATTTGGTGTGGTGGCTCAAAAAATGGTTGACAACAAGCCTGTCAAGCCATATTTGAAAAGAATAGCAGTTGCTGGAATGACTATGTCAATAACATTGTCTTTAAACAAAATAATAGGACATTTTTCGGCAGAGTACCTGTATCCGTGGAGTCCAGTTTTTGGATTTTTTGGAGAGGCATTGCTGGAAACGATAAATCAAAAAAGATATGGAATCAGCACAGGATTTCTGGAGCTGCTGCTTGAAAGGCTGGGATTTGTCCAAAAGGATAAGGGTGATGATAATGGAAAAACATCGCAGAAGTAGAAAACTGGCATTTTTAATGTTAGCACTTATATTTTTAAATTCAGTTCTAACATTGAAGTTAAGAAGCTATCAAAGACGGCAAAATTTAGATTTATTAAGAAGCAGATTAAGAAACGAGAGCAATAAAGAGATTTTTGACAGCATAGAAAAGAAGTCGAAGACAGAGGATATGCTGCTATTAATCGGAACAAATATAGTGGCATTAATAATTATAGCTGGATTTGATAGACAAAGAGTAATTGATGAAAATAAAGATAAAGAAAGAGCTGTCAAAGTGTTTGGGAGATAGTCAGAAATGGCTATCTTTTTTTGTGGAATAAAAAAAATAGTTTAACAAACGGCAAATTTGTAAAACTATTATAAAATCTTGTAAAATAGAAGATTTTGTTTAAATTTTCCAATTAAATTATAACAAAAAAACTTCTATTTTTCAAGTAATATTCTGAAAAATAGGAGGTATTCATGGGAACTAAAGAAATAGCTAATTTAGCGGAGTATATTTTGGAACCAGATTATAAATCAACAAATAGTTTGGTAAAAAGTGTTGCTGGTTCAGCTTTAAAATGTTGTGGACATAAAGGAGTTTCGCACGCTGAAATAATTGAAAAAGCAACAGTGATAAGTTATGTTGACACAAAAGTTTATAAAAAAAATGGAAGTTAAATTAGCAAATGAAATATTAAAGAAATATGCATAATTTAAATTTAAAGACTAGAATTTTTATTCTAGTCTTTTTCTATATTCTTAATAGCTGTTTCAATCTTAACTTTCAAAATTTTCAAATCCTGAATTTTCATTTCTTCCAGCTCTATAATTTTTATTTGTTTTAGATTTTGAATATCTTTTTCATCTAAGTTTTTGATTTTTAAATTTTTCAT